GCAGCGGTAGAATTTGCGGAGCATTTGAAATGAGATTGACAGGTAAAAGCATGTGGTACGTTGCAACCACCAATGTTGCAAATGAGCAACACAATCAAAGTTGGTATCTTGATCTTGAATTAGCGCTTGAACGTGTAAAGGAATTGGCCCTTAGTGGCTACAGAGTTATCATTGAAGAGGAAATAAATCATGTCGAATATTAATGTAGATAAGTATGTCATCAGCCTGTACGACTACACAGGCGAGGCTCTCAAGCCTTGGGCAGAAGCAGGTTATAGCTGCCTTGCCTTTGATATACAGCACGATGATACAGTCACAGATGTGTATGGTAGTGGTGGCAGCATCAAATATGTCAAAGCAGATCTGCATGATCAGAATGTGCTCAACAATATTGCAGTAAATCTGCAGTTTGAAAACGTGGTGTTTGGTATGGCCTTCCCTGTCTGTACAGATCTGGCTGTCTCAGGTGCAGCACATTTTAAGCGCAAAGCAGAAAAAGATCCCGACTTTCAGATCAAAGCAGCAAACTATGCAAAGATGTGTGCACAGCTATTTAATGAGCTTGGGGTGCCGTTCTTTATTGAGAACCCTGTGTCACGACTAGCAACGCTGTGGCGCAAGCCTGATCACTGCTTCCACCCGTATGAGTATGGTGGCTACATCTGCAAGAGCAATGCTGAGCACCCAACATGGCCTGAGTATATTGCGCCTCGTGATGCTTATCCTAAAAAGACATGCCTGTGGACAGGTAACGGCTTTACTATGCCATACCGCTTGCCAGTAGAGCCAGAGGACGGGCACAGTAGGCAGCACCTAAAGCTTGGTGGTAAATCAATGAAGACTAAGAACATACGCAGCGCAACGCCTCGCGGTTTTGCTAGTGCAGTGTATTATGCAAATGGAGTAACGGTATAATGTACTACGTTGAAGCAAAGATAGTGTTTAGAGTAGAACATGAAGAAAATGCATTACATTTAGAGTGGGTGCGGGAAGCGATAGACGGGTTTCTTGAAGGTGAAGAAGAGGTTGTCTATGTGAAGCTAGAAAATCTAATTAACGAAGGGTAAGAAAATGAAAATATCTAATCAAACATTTCTTGAGTTATCTGCAGAGATTGCAGAAGCATGGATGAATGACGCATACCTTGATGACATCTATGTTGAGGATGAGAACGGTGATGAGCGCTACACAGAAGAGGCGCAGGATCGGTTCAACGATATCTTAGATGAAGTGCAAGCCATCTTAGAGGGNTATGTAANAGGGGTGACAGCATGACCCGTGAAGAATTTTTTGAATGGTTAAACACATGCCCTACCCACAAATGGGAAATCACTCACGATGAGTATGGTCACGTTGTCGTGTCCTTTCCTACAGATGAAGAGGAGTGACAGTATGAGATTAAATCAGCTTACAAGAGCCTTAGCTGCAGGTCTTAATGTACGTTGGGCTAGTGATGGTTACAAGGTATACTGGCAAGATGATGTTATCTATGTCACATATGAACCTAATGGTTTCACTGGTGCCTTAGCTGTAAGTGAAATTAAAGACTGTTATATAAAGGAGCAATAGCATGAAGGATCATTGGGTTATTAGATATGATGGTTTGATTTGTGGCGAATGGGAGACAACATGGGAAGGGCATAATGATCTACATGATGCTGTTCAACGTTTGAAAGAGCTAACAAAGGATGGATGGCGTGATGTTTTTATGGAATATGAGCCAGATCCAGAGGATTATGAAGATTGAGTGGTTATTTGTATAGACTAGGCATTGCCACCTCTGTCTGGTTTAACGTACTGCTAGGCGGTTCCTCGAACCAAACTTTCAGTGCACGTAACTATCAGTGGCAAAAAGATCACAGGTTCAACTTGGTATTTTTGATCGACTTGATCTGTGGAAAAGAGCATTGTATGACATGTTGGTCATATTGGATGATTAGAAAAGGAAAATGGTAATGACTAATCAAAAACAAACTATCTTGAAGCACCTTAAAACTGCAGGTTCAATCACAGTGCGTGAAGCGCTTATTGAATACAGCATTAGCAGCTTGACCAAGCGTATCCAAGAGATGCGTGAAGAGGGCTACGACATTTTATCTATGAAGAAGTGGCACCCTGTCACCAATCAACGGTATGTTCGTTACTACCTGCAGGGTTCACCTAAATGACCTATCGTATCTGGCTTAGTGACGCTAAAGGTTTTGACTTCTGTTACATCAGCACGAAGAACCGTCTTGAAGTAGATAAACTATTGGAGAAGTATTCTAAATGGGAAAACGTCAAAGCAAGGGTGGAGAAGTATATACCCCGCGAAACTGCGTATCAGTGAGGAAGCTTATGTATTCTTTGAAGAGACAGATAGATGATCTAGAGTGGGAAGGTGACTTTAAGCGCGCTGATTTCCTACGCACAGATCTAGCGCACGTAACTGAGTTAGATAAGAAAGGTGATGTATGGTTTCCTTCATTTTAAAGTATAGCATCGTGTTATTAATCTGTGCTGCTTACATAATTGGTTTTGTTGCTTTGATGTTTACTAGCCATGAGGAGTTAAGCCGTGCAAAGCGAAAAGGATTGCGATAATCCACACGATGATGCATCACACTGGGCGGGTAACATGCCCCCCAGTAAAAAAGGAGACAAGGATAATGAGAAAAGTAAAGATCCCAAAGGCGACAGACAAGGTAAGTAAACTTATTGATTACTACCTGCACAGCCCTGCCTTTGCTAAGCTCAGCCCTCGCAGCCAGAAAGATTATGAGTATCACTTGGCTAGAGTTAATAAATCTATCGGTAGTAAGTCTATCGAAGATGTTACAGCCGGTATGCTGAACAAAGCCTATGAGAAGTGGGAGCAAGAGCATGGCATCCGCACAGCTAATTACACAAAGTCTGTGCTATCTAGGGCATGGAAGTACAGTATGTCTAAGGATGTCATGCGACATAACCCTGTGAGCCTTATAGAGACTAGCACAGAGCGCAAAACAAAGACTAAGTGGGATAGGGCATCTGTAAAGGCCTTCCTCTCTACAGCGTACAGCCAGTGGCGCTGGCGCAGCATTGGGTTGATCGTTCACATGGCGTATGATTGGGGTCAACGTACTGGTGACATGCGTACCCTGACATGGGATACGTTGGATCTGGATCAGTGCCGCATGGATCTGACACAATCTAAGCGGGGCGCGGATGTGCACCTGCCTATCAGTCAGAACCTCTGCAAAATGTTACGTGAGCAGCACAAAGATTTTGGCTTTCAAGATTACGTTGCACCAAAGGTATCACTGGATCGAGGCCAGGTTAGGCGCTATGGGTTGAATGAAATAGCCCCTCTTATCAATGAGGTACTGGACGAAGCTAATCTACCTAGAGAGCTTACAGCTATGTCGCTGCGCCGTACTGCTGTGACTGAAATGATGGAAGCAGGGGTTGACCTAGTAGGTATCATGCAAGTAACAGGTCATGTGAACCCTGCATCGTTGAAGCCTTACATGGTTAATACATTCAGTGGTGCAAGCAGAGCTTTGGCAGCAAGGGGTAATGATGATGAAGATTCGTAAGTATGTCGGTGATCTGTGCTTGACTACGGGTGAGAACCATCGTGGTAACTGTCCTGTGTGTGGTGGGCGTAACACGTTCACTGCAACCAACGACAATGGTGTAGTAAAGTATAATTGCTACAAAAATACGTGTACTATCGGCGGTTTTATCCACACTGATTTGACTGCTGCAGAAATAATGATGCTTATGCGACAAACTGCAGAGCAAAAACGACATAGGGAGAAAGAGACTATGGAGATACCACAGTACGTGGTGAAGCCTATGCCTACGCATCTAAAGTTTAACAGGTTTGTAAGGCGCTGGGGCTTAGCAATAGATAATTTACTTTACGATGTTAAAGATGAACGTGTTGTATTTCCGATAAACCACAAGGGGCGCATGGTAGACGCTATCGGTAGGGCTGTAGGTAATACACAGCACCCTAAATGGTATCGCTACACTGGCAAAGCTGACTACTACACGATAGGCACAGGGTCTATCCTATTCATTGTTGAAGATGTTGTGTCAGCTATCGTTGCATACCAAGAGTTTCCGCATATAACTAGCATGGCTATTCTTGGTACTCAATTAACAGACAAGCATATGGAGAAGATAGGTGAATATGATAGGGTTGTTATTGCTCTTGATCCTGATGCTATAGATAAGACTATCAAGTACAGGTCAGAGATTCAGGCATGGACAGGTTTACGCACTATGGCTTACATGCTAAACGACGATGTTAAATACAGAGTAGAAGATGACATGGAAAAGCTAGAAGGGATGTTAAGAAATGATTAAACCAGCGGTATTACCTCAAGGCTATACAAAGAATGTAGTGATGCATAAAGGTCAGTGGTGGTATGTTATGAATGGTGTGCTGAAACAGCCTATAGTGCAGTGTGAACAGCGCAACAAAGGAAGGATGTTTGTACGAGAAGAAATGAGTGCAGATAACCCTCAAGGCTACATACATAAAGGTAAGGGTAAGGAGCCACCACATCCATATGTGTTGCTTGGATACCACACTCCAGGAGTATTTAAAACTTGGGATGAAGCATTAAATAAAATTAACTCTGAGTCTTTCGATAAAGGTAAGAGCACAGAAGGTTACGTGTATGTTATAAACTGTGAAGGTGCATATGACGGTTGGTTAAAAATAGGGTGCACTAGATTTATAGAAAGAAGACTTAGCGCATTAAATACAGGATCGCCCTTTAGAGATTATAAGTGTTTACATATGAAATTCTTTTCTGATAGGCACTTCGCAGAAGGTAAGGCACATAAAGCAGCTAAGCTTATCTTTACAGATCACGACAAACAAAACGGTGAATGGTTTAAGATGTCAGTAGAACAAGCCATAGATATTATTAACAGGATAGAAGAATGACACATTGGCCTAATCAGAGTAAGTACTTTCAAGAGAGGAGACGTAAGCATAGGGCTTATACAGATAGGGTGAAGACTATGTTTGGTTGTAAAGTCTGTGGTTTTAATGCACATCCTGCCGCTCTTCACTTTAATCACGTAGATCCTGACAAGAAGAAAGCGCCTGTGAGTAAACTAATGGAGTATGCTATCAAGACTATTAAGGCTGAGATAAGGAAGTGTGAAATCTTATGTGCTAATTGTCACGCTATCCATACATACGACGAGAAGCACCACTTAATTAAGCAAGGATAAACAAATGATTGAAGTAAATTACAAAGGCCACATGGGTAATGACCTTACAGTTTGTAACGCTGCCCGTGTTTCATTCGGTAAAGAAACTGAGTGGGATTACGAAGAGTCAGATGCTTACAGCTTTAAGCAACACCTTAAAAAGAAAGATGAGAAGCTTATACAATACCTAGCCAAGCACAAGCACATCAGTCCCTTTGGGCATTGCTTTGCCAGCTTCCACATCAAGGCACCAGTCTTTGTAGCTAGACAGTTAGTCAAGCATAAGTTTCTACGTTGGAATGAGATTAGCCGTAGATATGTGGACAGTGAGCCTGAGTTTTATGTGCCAACAGAATGGCGTGGTAAGTCGGCTGACAAGAAGCAAGGCTCAAGTAGTGAAGTCGTTAAAATGTTACACTGGATTATCGAAGACCCTGAGCTTTCCGTTGAGGGTCATACACATTACGATAATGTGAGTGACAATCCTAATAGATGGTCATCATATGTAAATAAACAGGCAATAGACCTTTATAACGCTATGATTAACAGTGATGTATGCCCAGAGCAAGCACGTATGGTACTGCCACAGAGCATGATGACTGAGTGGTACTGGTCAGGTAGCTTGGATGCATTTGCTGATATGTGTAAGCTTCGCTGTGCGCCTGACACACAAGCTGAGACTGCAGAGGTAGCTTGGGAGATTGATCGTGTAATGGTTGATCTGTTTCCTGTGTCTTGGAAAGCATTAAGGGAGAATGGATGATGGATGTTATGACAGGCTATAATAAAATAAAAGCTGCAAATATGTATGGTGCAGATGAATTAACCGCAATACTTATGAATGCAGTGCAAGCTCAAGTAAGAGAGGTAAATGCCAATCAAGATTTCAAAGATTGGTCTACAGAGTTTTTAATAAAAGTGTGTACAAATCACGGTGATAAAGAAAAGGAGTTGTTTGGTAATGGCGGGTAATATTAATGGGGCAATCAAGGCGTCAGCTATTGTAGCTTTACTTATAGCTGCACCACCTGTGTTGATAGCTATGACGTATGACGAATACCCAAAGTACTGCAAGCTATCTATCTTATTACCATGTATAGGAGTAACCAATGAGTGAAATAAAAGTAATAGATGTAGAAGAACATCGTGACGGTAGTGCTACATTACAAGTAGAGTGTGCACCAGAGATATTCGCAGCCATCTTCAACGTAGGATTTGTGACGTTAATAAAAAGAGGTCTGAAAAGTGAGAAGTGGCAGACCTGTGTAAGTTGTGGTGGCCCTGCACAGAATGATATGTGTGGCTTTTGCTTAGAGGAAGAATAATATGGCAGAACAAAAATTTGAAGATACAAAAAGTGAAGGTTGGCTTTATGCAGGAAGAAACTCAAAAGGTGAAATTAAGTTTAGAAAGTACACAAACCAAGATCTGAATTATGTAAAAAAGTATCTTGATGATAAAGGCTTGGCATACTACGTACATGAGAAGGCTAAATTAGTTTTTATCTATAAAGATCCTGAGCCTGAAAGTCAGCACAGTGCTAGGTATGCTTACTACTATACTACTGGTATGTGGGGTAGTGACAAAAGGAAGAAACATTACCATTCCAATGGTATAGAAGATTTTATAGATAGATTCTTTACAACTAGAGAAGAGAACAAGAAATATTGGGATGAAAAAAATAAGAAAGAAAAGATATGAGTATGGCTGGAACCATAGAAGATATGCGCTGGGAAATAAAACTGTTGAAAGATGAGAACAGTAGGCTTAGACGTTTCATTAAGGATCACAAACTGATTCGTGAGTTTGACGATGAAGAACGTAAGAGAGCCTTAGAGAGAGCAAGAATAAATAAATAACTACACTTGTAGGAGACAAGGATGATTGAATTAGCACTAATAAAAACTCTACTGAACAAAGAGTTTTACGATCAACACAAAGGCATACGCTGCCCTGATAAGATCTTTACGAAAGACACACGTAAGATCAAACAAGCATTAGACACGGCAATGCAGACGTATGAAGAAGACATGTCTGTGTCGGATCTTGAGGCTGTGTTCATGGGGCTTAATCAGACCATGACAACGGCTACCAAATCTGCATTCCAGGATTTGTTTCAGCGTTTAGATAAGGCTGAGCCTATCAAGAAAGATATTGCAGAAGACACCTTGAGCCACCTGTTTCAACAGTACGTTGGGGAGCAAGTTGCCAATCTAGGTTTCGACTTTGTGAATGGTAGTCAGAATAGCCTTGAGCCACTACGCCGCTTACTAGAGGATTACAAAGATGATTTTACTCCTAACCTTCGCATTGATTGGGATGATATTGACATTGACACACTGCTTGCTGCGAATAACCTTGAAACGCAGTGGAAGTTTAACATACCAAGTCTCCGTAGGAAGGTGGAAGGCGTTAGCAATGGTCATCTTCTTGTGGTTGGCGCTAGGCCCAATACTGGTAAAACTTCTTTCCATGCCTCTCTGGTAGCAGGTATAGACGGTTGGGCGTCACAGGGTGCTAAGTGCATCGTGCTGTGTAACGAAGAGAGCTACGAGCGTGTAGGTGCACGTTACCTAAGTGCTGCAACCAACATGAGTATGGATGAAGTGAAAGAGAATGTATCACTTGCACGTAAGCGCTATGATCCAGTGAAACAAAACATCCGTATCAAAGACAGTACCAACAAAGATATGAAATGGGTTGAGGCGGTAGTAAAGAATGAAAAGCCTGATATTGTTGTGTTGGATATGGGTGACAAGTTTGCAACCAAGAATAGTGATAAGTCAGACATATACCTCAAGGATGCAGCCATCCATGCACGTAACATTGCAAAGCAACATAATTGTTGTGTGATATGGATGTCACAGCTATCTGCTGTTGCGGAAGGTAAGGTCTACGTTGATCAGTCTATGATGGAAGGCTCTAAGACAGGTAAGGCAGCGGAAGCAGATCTTATGGTTTTAATCTCTAAAGATCCTATCGTAGAAGGGCAGTCAGAAGAGTCAACACGGCGGCACCTGAACATTGCTAAGAACAAA